TGTTAAGAACGGACAGAGTTATAACGTCATGACGTCAAGTGGGTGCACAGGTAAATCAAAGATGTCACACGATGTAGATGTGATAGCTTGTTATATAGCACCTGAGAAGATGTGGTGGATGATACCACGTAGTGAGTTGACAGGTAAGACAATCAAGCTGAACCCTGAGCCAACAAGTAAAAGCAGATACAAAAAATACCAAGAGAACTGGAGTATATTCTATGAGTAATAAGAAAACAACCCTACTGATAGACGCTGACGTGTTGGCGTTTGAAGCAGCAGTGGTAGCCGAGGAATCAATTGAGTGGAAGGATGAGATGTGGACAGTACACGCAGACATGGCACTAGCTAAAGCTCGTGTTGTTAACCGTGTCGAAGAGTTCAAGGATATGATGAAGACGGACAGCGTAACGATGTGCTTGACTGATCGTGCTAACTTCCGTCGTATTCTTAATCCTGACTACAAAGCTAACAGATCAAAGTCACGTCTACCTATTATCTTACGACAGATAAAACAGTGGATCATTGACGAGTACGACGGACAGATGTGGGCTAACCTAGAAGCAGATGATGTTATATCTATACTAGCTACTGACAAAGAGATGGATGAAGAAACAATCATCGTTAGTATTGATAAAGACTTCAAGACTGTACCGGGTATCTTCTACGATTACAACCGTGGTGAGTATCATCATCCGACAGAAGAAGAAGCAGACAACTATCATTTGGTACAAGCAATAGCAGGAGACCACACAGATGGATACAGCGGAGTACCCGGTATAGGTGTCACTCGTGCTGAACGTCTGCTAGAGAAAGATGGATACACATGGGAGACTGTAGCAAAGTGCTACGAGAAAGCTGGACTCACCGAACAAGACGCATTAATGAACGCATGGATGGCACGACTGTTACGAGCGGAGAACTATTCATTCAGAACAAAAACAATAAAGAAACTATGGACACCGAGAAACTACCAAACCAAGGATATACTAGAGATTTCACCACAGGCGCTAAACGTGACGGGGACATTGGACGGGGACGACCCTCGCTTATTCCTCCAATCGCCTTACGCTCGCTCGCCAAAAGATTTGAAGATGGCGGAAAGCTTTACGGAGACAACAACTGGCGAAAAGGATTCCCGTTAACAAGACTGTACGACAGTATGTTCAGGCATCTGTTAGCGTTAGCTGACGGGGATACATCGGAGGATCATGCGGGTGCAATCTTGTGGAATGCGTCAGCGTGGTTGTGGACAAAGGATCAAATAAAACGTGGTAATTTACCAATAGAACTGGATGATATAGAGAACGATGAATAATGAACAACTAAAGGTAGACGGGTTTGACGACGCTGTTATAGGTACAGACTACAGAGCCCTTAGATTAGTTTATTCTATTGAGCGTATTATACAGATACTTATAACAAGAGATGGTATGGATATGGATGAAGCTATAGAATACTTTGATCACAATATAGGCTGTGCATTTGTTGGCGACATGACTCCGTTGTATGTATGGACTGAAGATAAAGTAGACTTATGAATGAAGAAATAGTACTACCCGTTCTGTCAAAAGATTTGATAGATAAGCTTGACAAGCTATACCCAGATAAATGTCCGCTGTTGACAGACGACGATAGAATGGTATGGTTTAAAGTAGGACAACGTAGTGTAATTAATTACTTACAACAAATATACGACGAACAACTTCAAGATAATATTATAACCAAGGACTAATTATGTGTTTTGGCGGATCACAACCATCACCACCACCCCCACCTCCACCACCTCCTCCTCCCCCAACAGCTATGGCAGTTAGAGCGGAACCTACGAAGGCAAGGTCGGCACGTGGACAACAGCGTAAGCGTGGAACAAGAACGTTAACAGTAAGTCGTCGTCCTTCCCTTGGTATGCAACCCGGACAAACAGGAGTACAATTAACATCATGATTATAGGATTAGATAAACTTACGTTATTAGACGGTGTTGTTGCTGACGGTGCTGGTAGTGCTGTTGGAGCAGAGCGTTCTAAAGGATGGACATTTGTTATTGAGTCTGACTCAGTAAGCACAGGTGCTACCGTTGCTGTTGAAGCATATATCGGTGGAGCTTGGAGAACAATTGATAGTCGTTCCGTAACATCTTCTGGTAATATTATGATAAGAGATGAGTACGGACACTACGAAAAGATCAGAGCTTCAGTGTCAAGTCGTACTGACGGAACTTACAGCGTCTACGCTACAGGCACTACCTCTTCTCTTTAATGTCTCTTGTTGCGGTAAACATACCACCTCCTTCTGAGGTACAAGCTGCTACTGAGTTCTTGGCTCCGCAGTTTGGTACAAGCTTTCCGTTGGATTTGTTTGACGCTACATTCCAAGCTTACTACGACACACAAGCAAACATAGAAGCTAGGTCAGGCGATCCAGTCGGTACAATTTATATGGCATCTGATGTTGTACGATTGTATGTATACGACGGAACTGATTGGCAATACTACACAGGAACTTAATAGATGCAAGAGACAGCACAGGGTTTATATCACAGCTTAGAGAATCAACGTTGGTCGTTCTTAGATCGTGGTCGTACATCATCTGAGCTAACACTACCGTATGTCCTACCACCTGACGGTCACAACTACGCCACTAAGTACTACACACCCTATCAAGGCATCGGAGCACGTGGTGTTCTTAATCTATCGTCTAAACTTTTACTTGCCCTACTACCACCTAACGCTCCGTTCTTTCGGTTGGTCATAGATCGCTACGAATTAGATAAAGCAAAAGCTGAACTAGGACCAGAGGGAGCGGAGCAGTTACGAACAGACTTAGAGAAAGCATTAGCTGATGTTGAGCGTAGTGTATCACAGGAAGTAGAAGTACAGAACTTTAGGAACGGCATCTTCCAAGCACTCAAGAATCTTCTTATCAGTGGTAACAGTCTGTTGTACTTACCTGATGAAGGAGGCATGAGAGTGTTTCGTCTGGATCGTTACGTTGTTAAGCGTGATCCAATGGGTAATGTTACGCACATAGCAGTCAAAGAAACGGTAGCACCTATGATGTTACCTGAGAGTGTTCGTGAAGAAGTGTATCGTGAATCGAAAGAGAACACCTGCGATATGTATACTTCTATCGTTAGAGAGGGAGACAAATTTAATGTACAACAAGACGTCAAAGGTATAGTCATTGAAGAGTCGATTGGGTCGTATCCGGTAGAGAAGTCTCCTTGGTTGCCGTTGCGTTACACACAGATAGACGGAGAAGACTACGGACGTGGGTTCGTTGAGGAATACATCGGTGACATCAAGTCGTTGGAAGCACTGACTAAAGCTATCGTAGAGGGTAGTGCAGCAGCAGCTAAAGTATTGTTCATGGTTAATCCTAACGGTACAACACGTTCACGTACACTGGCTGAAGCTCCTAACGGTGCTATCGTACAAGGGTCTGAAGGAGATGTATCCGTTTTACAACTAAATAAATTTAATGACTTCCGTACTGCTCAAGCAACAATGCAAGGGATTACGGATCGTCTATCACAAGCTTTCCTTCTGACATCAGGGGTTGTTAGAGATGCCGAGAGAGTGACCGCTGAGGAGATAAGAATGCTCAGTCAAGAACTGGAAGCTGCCCTTGGCGGTCTCTACTCTCTCTTATCACAGGAACTACAACTACCAATCGTCAGTCGTCTGATGGATCGTATGTCCAAGGACAAGCGTCTGCCTAAGCTACCTAAAGATATTGTTAAACCTACTATCGTTACTGGTGTTGAAGCACTTGGTCGTGGTAATGATTTACAACGTCTAGACTTATTCTTGGCAGGAGCTAATCAGGTAGTAGGACCACAAGCAGTGACGCAGTATCTTAATGTTAGTGATTACTTCAAGCGTCGTGCTACTGCTCTTGGTATAGAAACTGAGGGACTGATCAAGACGGAAGAAGAGATTCAACAAGCTATGCAGCAGGCACAACAACAAGAGATGATGATGAAGTTGGGTAGTCCTGCCGTAGCACCCGCTATCAATGCTGCACAGGAGCAGTACATGGCACAACAAGAACCACCACCAGAAGAGTAAACTATCATGGCTGAATTACACCGAGTAGAGATAAATGAAAAAGCACCGAGTGAGATCGAACCCGTTGACGAAGCGGTTGAAACTACTGAAGAGCAACAAACTGAACCTTCAACGCAACGTCCTGAATGGCTTCCTGAAAAGTTTGAATCAGCGGAGGACATGGCTAAGTCATATGCGGAACTTGAGAAAAGAATGGGCAAGGGGTCAGAAGAAGTTGAAGAAGAACAGCCACAACAAGAAGAGCAAACAAATGACGACAACAATGACAACAAAGAAGAAGCTGGTAATTATAATGAAGCTGTCGTGGAAGCTAGTCAGGAGTTCTTTTCTAACGACGGTCAGCTGTCTGAAGAAACTTATAAGAAACTTGAAGAAGTAGGATTGCCACGTGATCTCGTCGATAGTTACGCAGCTGGTCAACAAGCTCTCATGCAAGGAGAAGAAGCAGAGATCAAAGGAGTTGCAGGTGGTCAATACGATCAAATGGCTGAATGGGCAAACGAACATCTACCGCAGGAGGAGATCGACGCATTTGACGAAGCTGTTACAGGAGGCACGGTCAGCCAAGCGAAGTTAGCAGTGCAAGGATTGTACGCTAGGTATCAAAACGCTACAGGTGCCACACAACCTAAGCTGGTACAAGGAGCAGTAAGCGGTACATCCACTATGCCTTTTAAGAGTATGCAGGAATTAGCACGAGCACAGTCTGATCCACGTTATCGTAGTGGTGACAAAGCTTATCATCAAGAGATTGACAGACGGCTCGCTGTGAGTAATATTTAACTTTCATAATTAATGTGTGTGTGAAGATGCCTTGG